GGAAGAAGAAGAGTCGGTGCTCAAATTATTTACATGGACACTGCATCTAATAATTCAAAAGAATTATTTGTAATTTATGCTCTAAGTGTCGGTGAAGTAGAAAATATAGATGGTCAAAGTATAGAGCTTGATGGTAATTTAATTTCAGATAGTAACAGATTTAAAGATGGAGGTTACATCGGTTCAGACAAAATAAACTCAGGTGCTGGTAGTTTGAACACTGCAAATAATACTAATGCAATTACCACAGTTACAGCAGGTACATTTGGTACAAATCCAGCACTTTCTTATCGTATGGTATTTAATCTTCATCATGGTGCTACTACACAAACTGCTGATCCAATGTTTACAGCTTCAATTGGATCGCAATGGACATCAGCACATAAGTTAAATGGTGTAGCTTATATAGCAGCAAAATATAGTTATGACACTGAGGGCATGTGGTCAGGTGTGCCACAACTTACTGTCATTGTAGAAGGAAAAAAAGTTTTTGATCCTAGAGATGGCACACAAACATTTGGTACGATTTCAACTTATAAGTGGTCGGATAATCCAGCTCTATGTTTTTTAGATTACATTACAAATGATGAATATGGAAAAGGTTTACCAATAGCTAAAGTCAATACTAGCACATTTTCTACAGCAGCTAATATTGCAGATCAAACCGTCAATCAACCTGATTTCAATGGTTCAGAAGCTGCGATAGCTTGGTCAGGATTTAATGATAATAATTTTGCTATTATTGCAAATTTTAGTGATTGGAGAAAATTTAAAGTGGGTGAATTAATCACCTTAAAAGATGATTCTGGTAATACTGTAGTAAATAACAGAACCATTACTGGTGTTTATCAAGAAAATATATATGGCATAGGTAACAAATACAGAGTTTATTGGAACTCTCTTTATCCATTGACACAAGATTATAACGTCACAGGTACTTCAGGGAACACTGCAATTGCAACTGCTAAAAGATTTCATTGCAATGGAGTTATAGATACTACAAAAAATGTTATGGAAAACGCTAAAGATTTATTGAGTAACATGCGTGGCATCTTTAATTACATAGAAGGTAAATATGAACTCATAATTGAAGACACAGGTTCTAGTATTTTTTCAATTAATGACAGTCACATTATAGAGGATGGTGGTATTTCTGTAGATTTTGGCAGTAAAGATCAAAAAGCTAACAAAGTTATTGTGGAATTTTACAATGGTCAAAAGAAGTACGAATTAGATACTGCAATTTCCTTACACTCAGCAAGTCCAAATTATTTTTCAGATGATGGTGAAATACTAGAGGTCAAGGCAGAATTTCCATTTATAACCGATAGATATATTGCTGACAATATGGCAAAAGCTATATTGACTCGAAGCAGATACCAAACACAAGTTTCTTTTCTAGGTACGTCAGAAATGTATAAATTAAATGTTGGAGATATAGTTGATTTGACTTATGCAGGTTTGGGTTTTTCAGGCAAAGTATTTAGAATTGAAGCTTTACAATTACAAACGAATGGTTTGGTCATGGTGAGTATGATTGAATACTTTGACGTGTATACTTGGCAAGTACCCGCACAAGAACCAGTTGCAGATACAATGAACAATCCAAGTGCTTTTCGTGTCGTAGCACCAGCTAATTTAGCTTACACAGATACTAATTCAAGCAACATTGGCAGACCTTTTTTAGCTTGGGATACACCAACTAACTACCCTAATTATCAATATCGAGTCAATGTTGTAGATAGTTCAGGTAATCAGGTCTTGAACAGAATAGTTGATGTTGAATTTGTAGATTTGTTTTTTATCAAGACAGGTTCAAACTTTGTAGCTTCAGTTACTTCCTTAAATCAATTAGGTGTAGAATCTAGTGCTACAACCTTAACTTTTAGTGTTGCTCAAGCTCCAATAGTAACAACTGATATACAAGATGACACAGTAACTACAGTGAAAATTGGTGATGCACAGATCACAAATACAAAAATAAACGACATCAATGCTGTTAAAATTAACGCTGGTACAGTAGATACAGCTAGGATAGATGTAGCAGGTATTATTAGTGCTGGTTCTTTGTTAACTACTACAGCTACAATAAGTCAGGCATTAAATGTTGGTAGCGGCACATTTACTGTTGATTCTTCGGGTAATGTGGTTGCCACTTCTGTAACTGTTACTGGTAAATATAATGCAAAAAACATATCAGGAACAGGAGAAGCTGGTTTATTTTCTGAATTGTCAGATAGTGTTACAGGTGGTAGTGATCCCTTAAGAATATTATGTCCATCTGATGATACTGATAAAGATTTTTTTATTCTTATGGGCAATGATCCATATAGCATGGCATTTTCTAGTGGCACACCAACAAGTGCTAATAAAGGTCTTTGGTTTACAGGTACTGGTTCTATTTATATGGGTGGCACTAATGATACGTTTGCACCATTAGCAGATAATTCAAATGATTTGGGTGCTTCAAACTATAGATGGGATGATATTTATGCAACAAATGGCACAATACAAACTTCTGATGCAAATGATAAAACTAACATAGAAAACACAGATTTAGGTTTAAGTTTTGTATCGCAATTGACTCCAAGAAAATATAAATATGTTGATGGAAAATCTAATAGAACTCACTATGGTTTAATCGCACAAGAAGTAAAAAGTGTATTAGATAATAACAATATTGATACATCTGATTTTGCAGCTTATGTTGAAGGAGAAATTTTAGATATTAGCAATCAAGGCACTGGCGAATACAAATTAGGTTTAAGATATAGTGAATTTATCAGCATTTTGATCAAATCAATACAACAATTAGAAGAAAGAATAAAACAATTAGAGAATTAAAAGATATAATAGGAATTTATTATGGCACAACACGATTATAATTTAGCAAATCAATCAGGTGCAGATTTTCGTGCCGATCTAAACAATGCACTAAGTGCTATTGCTACTAACAATAGTGGCAGTTCACAACCAAGTACAACTTTTGCTTATGAATGGTGGGTTGATACTTCTAGCAATGTTTTAAAAATTAGAAACAGTTCTGACAATGCTTGGATTACTTTACCAATATCTGTCACAGCAGATAATACAGTTGATATTAATGGTGGTACTGTCAATGGTATAACATCTTTAAGTTTCAGTTCTGGTTCAACAGTCACCACAATTTTAGATGAAGATAATTTAGCTTCTGATTCTGCTACAGCATTAGCTACCCAACAATCCATTAAAGCGTATGTGGATTCACAAGTAACTGCACAAGACCTAGACATTACCGATGGCAGCAGTTCGATATCTATAGATTTAGATTCTGAATCTTTAGGATTGTTGGGTGGCACAGGTATAACCAGCACAGCATCTGGTAACAATGTAACTTTTGCAATAGGTCAAGCAGTAGGTACTGGTGATAACGTGCAATTCAATCAAGTCACATCTGCTTTAGTGGGTAATGCTTCTACAGCTACAAGTTTACAAACAGCAAGAACAATCAATGGTACAAGTTTTGATGGTACTGCCAACATAACTTTTGATAGTGATGCAGTTAGTGAAGGTTCAGCTAATTTATATTTTACTAACGCTAGATCAAGAGCAAGTATTTCTGAGAACTCAACACAGCTTTCTTACAATTCATCTACTGGTGTTTTAACTTTTACGCAAGGTGACACAGATACAGTTAGTGAAGGTTCAGCTAATTTATATTTTACCAATGAAAGAGTAGATGATCGAGTCAATGATTTATTAGTTGCTGGTTCTGGTATTACTTTAACTTACAATGATGGTAGCAATACTTTAACAATTGCTGGACAAGTTGGTGATATTACTTCTGTCGTAGCTGGTGATGGTCTTACAGGTGGTGGTACTTCTGGTGATGTTACTTTAGCAGTAGGTGTGGATGATAGTTCTATTGAAATAAATTCAGATGCTTTGAGAGTCAAAGCAAGTGGTATCACAAATGCTATGTTGTCAGGTTCAATAGCTAATGCAAAACTCAGTAATTCAAGTGTCACAATAAATTCACAAAGTCTTAGTCTAGGTGCAGCACTTACTTTAGATACTGACAATATTGGTGAATCCT